GAAAATTTTTAAATCTTTTTTATAAAAATCAGAATAACCATCTCTACCAGTAACAGATTCATGTGATAATCTTACCCACTCCATTACTGCTTGAGCACCTGATGGTGTTACAGGATCATAAAGTTCAGCTGTGACATTGTCCCAATTTGCTTTTCCTTTGATTTTTCTTTTCACGTTAATATGATCAAGAACTACTTCTCCAAAAGAAATAGCTGGTCTATCAATTTTTTTAATAAGATATGCTGGTATGCCTTCAATTTCCATTAGAAACCTATTTTGTAATTTAGGTTCGAATGCTGTAAACATCATCTGATTTGATTCTAATATTGCCATTTTTTTATTTTAATTTATTATTTTGTTATAAATATAAGCCTTTTAAATTTTTAGTAGCCTCCTCCACCACTTCCTCCAGTAGCACCTCCTCCTGTAGCACCTCCACCACCATCAAAAGTAGCTCCTGTAGGTAATACATTAAAGTCTAATACTATAAATTCAGCTGTTTTGGTAGGTTGTAAATAAATAGCTCCTACTAATTGATTTCTATCAATTACATCTGGTGTATTATTACCACCATCCATTTGTACTCTAAAGGCAAATAATCCTTGTCTTGACTGTACTGATTCTAAGTATGGATTAACTATATTTAAGAATCTATTTCTTGTTTGAGTTGTATTTTGTTCAAATACTAAGAATCTACTAGAACTTGCAATAAATTTCTTAAGTGAAATTAATAATCTTCTAACATTAATTCTATCTAATGCTGTTGATCTTTCTTGTAATGTCTTTTGACCCCAAATACAAACACCAGTTGCTGGGAATGTAGCTATTGGATTAATTTTAGCATCATATAATGTATCTCTTTCATTTTGGTTTAATCTAACTTTAGCTTCTAATACATTTCCTAAAATTCCTCTATTTAAACCTGCAGGTGCGAACCATTCAGCTCCTATTCTATCTGAAGCAGCTATTGCTCCTGGTACAATTACTGATGGTGGTACTAATACTGGTCTATTAACGGAAGAATCAAGTACTTTAACCCATGGATAATAAACTGCAGCGTAATTAGTGTCTAAACCACTTACATTACTTACTGCTGTGTTTACAGATGAATCTACTGTACTTAAATCCATTACAAAAAATGCATCTCCTCTTCCTTCTACCATATCAATACCTGCATTTGTTACTAATGGGTGTAATGAATGAATAACACCAGGCATTGCTAACATATTAATATCATATTCATCTTGATTTGATAGTATATCTAATGCTTTTTTATAAGCTTTATATCCTGTTGCATTTGTTGTACTTAAATCAAACCCATATAAATTACTATTTTCTATTTGTGATCCTATTTTTTTAATTGTCCATGGTGCTAAACCATCATCACCTCCTTGGAAAGGAACTGTAAATTTAAGTTGTGAATTTGTTGGTCCATCTGCTCCTGTTGTATCAATAGAAGCACTTAATGAACCTGACCATAAACTAGAACTTGGGTGACCACTATAATTTTCTACGCTAAAGTTTCCAGCTATATTTGTTTCTGCACTATTAGGTAAAGGCTGTAAGAAATTTTCATTATCTGAATCTTTATCTAAAAATTTAAATCCTAAAAATCCTTTTGGGTTATATGTTAAATCTGTTCCTATTTGTTGTACTCCTTCATATGAAGCAGATGGGAAAGTACAATTTACATCTAATGAACCTGTATTAAATGTATTTTTAACTGCTTTAAATCCTTTTGGGGATAATTTAGGAGATAAGGATCCATTTGCAACTGCTTCAGAAGCTTCTACTCTAATATATTTTGAAATATTTGGATAATTTCCAAGTAATTCAACTTTATTTAAAACTTCATTGTATTCTGGATATCTATCTCCAATTCTTCTTGAAATATAATTTGGTGAATTAGGATCAAGATTTACATTATTATATTGTTCTAATATAATAGGAGTTTTATCAGTATCATTTGTTTTTCTTACTAATACAGAAAATGTAGAATATTGTTCAACTCCATTTATATCTGATGGTTCTTTTAAATTAGCAATAGATATTTTATATTCATGACATAAATGTCTTCCATGATCAATAGTGTGAAAAGCAAATAAATCTTTTTGTCCTTGTGCAATTTGTGATTGGATAAATGGTGTTGAAGAATAACCATATCCTTCTATTTTTCCTATTCCATCAAATACTTGGTTATTAGAACTCATTTTAGCTATTTGAAGTACTGATCCTGAACCTATTCCACTGTAACCAGTTAAGTCATCTGTTGCTAAGGCATTTGTTTGGAAATTTTTAAAATTTAAATATGTGTATCCAGGCATTCCATCAAATGCTGTAGCACTTGAAGCTCCATCTCTACTAGTATCCGCATTATATCCAATATATTTAAATAAATAATCTACATTAGATGGATTTACAGAAGCAGTAAAAGTTGTTGAAGTAACACCAGATCCATTTAAAGTAATTCCAAAACTTGAAGTAATTACATGTCCTGAAGATGGAGTTATTGCTGATGTATTAAGAGTTGGTGTTCCTGTTGCTTTAGCAGGGTAAATTAATCCTGCTAATACTCCTCCTTCTAATGTAGCATTAGTACCTCCTAGTGTTGATACACCTGAATCTGTACTAATTGTATCACCAGATCCTGTTTCAAATGTAAAACCATTTCCTGATGTACCCGCTACTGAGGCTGTAAATTCTAACCCAGCTGCACCCGAACCTGAAGTAGCAGCAACACCAATTGTAGTTGCAACTGTACCACTTAATTTAGCTGCTAAGTTAGTCATAACTGTTGCATCACTTGAACCTGTACTAGCAAAGAAAATACCTGCATCAGTATCATCTGCAGGAAGTGCTGCGGGATCTGCTGCTATAATTCTAAATTCTGTTCCTGCGGGGTTTGTAATTTGTAATTCATCACCTTCGTCTTGGAAAAAACTATCTGCTATTACAAGAGAACCTGTTGCAAAAACAGCAGCGGCTGCAGTTCCTGAACCTATTATTACTCCTAAAGGTTCAATATTACCTGTTGAAAATGTATATCCACCTCCTGCTAGTATTCTTGTTACTGTAACTGATCCTGCATTTTTTAAGTATTCTCTAATTGTTTGTGGAACATATGTGTCTGAACTTAGTGGTCCAAATCTATTTTCGAATTCTTGAAAACTTCTTACTACTGTTGGTACAAAAGCTGGTCCTTTTACAGTAGGTCCAATGATTGCTGCGCCTATTGCGCCAACTCCTTGAGGTAAGAATGAAAGGTCGTTTTCTCTTGTAAAAACACCTGGTGAAATGATTTGTTCTGCCATCTTATATTTATTTTATAAAGTTATGTCTGTGGTTGGTTCTCATATAAATATGAAAAAAAAACACAAACCAAAACTAAATCCCTATGATTTAGTCGATTATAAATATAAAAAAGATTTTAAAAACTATTTACTAGGGGTAAAAGTACCTGAACTTAGGTCAATACTACCATTACCATATTTATCTGATAGTTTTTTAGCTATGTTAGTTTCTTTTTCTTCTAAAACTTTTAGTTCTTTTTTTAATTTAAGTTCAGTTTCTTCTAATTTAATCTTATTAACATATAATTGACCCATAGTAGCAGTTAACTGAGAAACTTCAGTTCTTAAATCTACAAGTTCTTTTAGTTCTTGTTCTGTAAAAGATTGTGGTTGAGATTTTAACTCCTGAGGTGATGGGATTTTTTCATTTTTTATTGCCATAACTTATAATTTTATCGGATATACATATATGTAAATTAGAAAGACCCACCATTAATTATAGATCCTGTTATACTTCCTGATAGTATTAGATTTGTTGTTCCTACGCCTACTTTAAAATAATTATTAGTATTAAGATTATTTAAATCCTGAAATAATACACCACTTACAAATGTTGCTATTCTAGCAGGTGATTTGAATTTTAAAAAAGTTCTATCATCATTTTCATGTATTAATGCTTCTACTTTTGTAAATTTTGTAGAAGTATCATCACTTTCAGCTTGACCTTCTCGAAGTAAATTTGCACTAGCTGTTGTTATAGGTCTTCCCGCTTTTAAATTTACTAAATTTGATTTATTAAGAGATTCTCCTCCAATTTTTATACTATCATCATCAAACTCACCTGTTGAGGCAGAAATAGTTAAACATTCTAGTCTACCAAATGATCCTGTAGAAGTTGCGCTTGCACTTATGTGACCTGGAGAAGAGGCTGTTATGTTTCCTGTAAAATCATGTGAATTATTACCAGGGTTAATTACAAATGCACTCACACCGTTTTTAGAAAAAGTAATTGTTGAGCCCGCTGAATCTAGTCTTATTTGTCCCGCAGAATCAAAACCTAATACTGGTCCTTTAATAGTTTGAGTGGTTCCTCCATCTAAAGTAAGAGTATTTGCCGTTATATCACCACTTGCACTTATATTTGAGCCTGTTATATTGCCTAAATTTTGTAACGAACTTGAAATTGTTCCATCTGGAATAGAAGTTGTTGAGGCAGATTCTGTTACTGAAGTATTTATATTATCTCCTTGAACTTTAAATAAACCTGTATCTGATTTATAAAATAAAACTCCATCTTTTGTATTAATAACAATATCATTAGGAGAAAATTCTGTAGATTTAGGGTCTTTATTTTTAGTTCTTATAGTCATATATTATAAATATATTATTGGTTTTTTAATATATTTACTTCATCAACTAATTCATTTATTTTTTCAATTAATAGTCTAAATATATATGCTTCACCATTAATTGTTTCTAATTCGTTAAGTGTTTTATCTGTTCGTATTTCTGCTTTAGGAATATCTCCTAAAGAACCACTATTTATAGAATTTATGTTTGACATGTTATTTACTTTTAAGTTATTGCTTCTACTGTTATTGCAGTACCTGAAGGTAATGTTCTTAATTGAGCACCTGCAACAGATTGGTCTTCTTGACCAAATCTTAAATCATATATAGAATTTGCAGCTACATTTACAATAACAGTAGCTGCAAAAGTTACCCCTGAAGGTCCTTGATCGTGTTTAAATCTATGATATCCTCTAGCTTCTGATCCATTAACTAGTGTAACATCACCAGCACTAGTTTCTTGAACTAATCCACAAAAACCTTCTGCTCTACCTGAACCATTATTTATTTCTATTACAGCATTGTAAGTAAATTTATATAAACCTGCTCTAGATATAGTTAATCTATTACTAGATAAACTAAATACACTACTGTGGCTATTTTGTTGTTGAGATAAGGTAATTGTTGTTGTATTAGTTGCTGGAAGAGAACCTTCTTGGTCTCCTGCATTTGATCCATGAAGTGTTTGAGTAGTTGCACTAGTATTTGTTGCAAAGAAATATAAATTAGGTCTTACAGTAAATTGTTTTCCTGATCCATCATCTGCAGTTATAGTTCCACTTGCACTTATATTACCTGAGGCTGTTATATGGCCTTCTACATTTATATTTGCGCCTGAAAATTTTACATCACCTCCTGACGGATCTATAATTAAATCTCCTACTATATCTATCTCTGGTGTTGAGTCCATTCTGAATATATACCTTGTAGTACCATCTTCTTTAAATATTATGTCTTCTTCAGTATCTAATGTTATATCTCCTCCTGCATCTAAAGTAAGGTCACTATTATCAGATATTGTGGAACTATTAATTGTTATATGTCCCCCATCTATATCTCCCCCTATTATTGAGTTTGCTATAATTGTTCCACTCGCACTTATATTACCTGAGGCTGTTATATGGGTTGTATTTACATTTACAATAGTACCAACTCTTAATGTATTATTACCTCCAGAAATTGTAGCACCATCTGTTAATGTTATTTGGGCTCCATCTTCTCCTTTAAGGGTTGGATTACCTCCAGTAAAAGAAATTCCTCCACCTTCAGGACCATCTAGATGTTGTATAGATGCAGAAACAGCTATTATATTTCCACTCGCGCTTATGTTACCTTCTACTTGTAGTTTTTCTGTTGGTTCAGTTGTTCCTATACCAACTTTTCCAGATGATGAAACAAATAATGCATCTGCATTTGATACTCCTGTAATTTTAAAACTATTTGAACCCCCCGATAGTTGGTGAGCTTGAGTTCCTACTACATTTACTCTAGCTGATGTAGAAGTAGTATTTACAGAAAGTCTTCCACCTATAAATGTATTATCAGTAATTGATAATTCTCCACTCGCACTTATATTACCTGAGGCTGTTATATGGCCTTCTACATTTATATTTGCGCCTGAAAATTTTACATCACCTCCTGACGGATCTATAATTAAATCTCCTACTATATCTATCTCTGGTGTTGAATCTACATTAAATATATACCTTGTAGTACCATCATCTTTAAATATTATGTCTTCTTCAGTATCTAATATTATATTATCTCCTGCATCTAAAATAAGTTCATTATTATCAGATATTGTGGAACTATTAATTGTTATATGATCTACTGTTAATGTTGTTAATGTTCCTAGTGATGTTATGTTTGTTTGTGCTGCTGTTGCTAATGTACCTACTATTGAGTTTGCTGTAACTGTACCACTTGAACTTATGTTACCTGAGGCTGTTATAGATCCTGAAAAAGTATGTGTATCATCTGCTGAATTTCCAAAAATTGTAGAACCACTTTCAAAAATTATAGATGATGAAATAAACTCAGTATGGAATTCTTGAGCAGTAACAGTACCCCCCACTGTTAAATCACCATCAACTTCTAAATTATCAGTAACTTTAATATAATGAAATGAACCTGTAAAACCTTGTACTGTATTACTTGAACTTATATCACCTGAGGCTGTTGTATTATTAACTGTAAGATTCCCACTTGCACTTATGTTACCTGAGGCTGTTATATTAGTAAAAGATTCTAATTGTTTTCTTGTATTAGTAGAACCAGAACCATAATAAATAAGACCATTATCTATATTAATAGCAACTTCTCCTTGTGTTAAAGAAGTAGGCACTGCTGATCCCGTTCCTGTTTTTAATTGTATTGTACTTGCCATATTTGTTTTATTCTATAATAAATATCTAAAAAGTTCCTCCATTTATAGTTCCTATTATTTCTCCACCTGCTCTTATATTACCTGAAGCTGTTATATTACCACTTGCACTTATACTGCCTTCAAATTCTGCATCTCTTAAAAAAGTTGGTTTTGTTTGAAAAGTAGTTTGAGTAGGATTTGTTGAAAGATCTGTAGTAAATATAGCTGCATTATTTCCAACATCATCTATTCTAAAAATATTATTTGTTACATCTATTTCTACTGATCTACCATTTGTGTCTTCAATTCTTAGATTTGGATCTGCGCTAGTTATTTTTACATTACCTGATGCTGTTATATTTCCAATAAATGTATGAGTATGAGTATTATCACTACCTAAAACAGAAATTTTTTGTGCAAATAAAAGATCATTAGCAATTACATTACTTCCTAATATATTTCCACTTGCACTTATACGATTAAATGAACCAGAATTTGCAGTAATATCACCGCTTGCACTTATATTGCCTGAGGCTGTAAAATTAGTTGCAAAACTAGCTGTGTCTGCGCTTACAGCATGTGATGAAGATAATTCAAATGTAATCTCATGTGAAGCAGAAACTGCAAATAAAGCATGTGATGCCGTTATAGCGTGTGAAGAAGAAACAGGTATAAAAATAGAACCAGTTCCATCAGCTAATTGATTAGTTCCATCTGTTTGGACTACCCTTTGAAAAGTATCCTGTATATTTTTTCCTTCGAAGTTTTCGATTGCCATTTATAACCATTATTTTTCTTTTTCAAGAATTTTTAATACACCATTAATAACTTTACTTGTGTTTTTTACGGTATTTTCTTGTAAATACGTTGCTACTATATTATTTAGTTTATTACGTTTAAATGAAATATTACTTACGTTTATATTTTCTTTTATTAATAATTTAAATAAATTTATAACATGTTGTTTTTCTGTAGTAGTTGGTTTTTCATTTTTAACATTAACCTTTACTTTAGTTTCTACTATAGGTTTTTTAGTTTGTTGTGATTTAACTTCTACAGTTACCTTTTTACTTACATCTACTTCAAAGTCACTTTCCCAAGGAGTAAAATAAGTATCTTCAGCAATAACTTCTAGTCTAATACTTCCTGTTGTGTTTTCATCTATAAGGCCTTTTAGTTTTCTAATAGGAATTTCACATTTTCCCTTAGAATTAATATTACCTTTAAAAAGTAAAGAATAGTCTGATGTTTCTACTACTAAACGTGCTGAAGATTTACTTAAACTGGCTCCCTCTAACTTAATATCACATTCAAAAAGCTCAGATTTATCAGTAAATAATTTATACATAATTAGATTTTGTTATAAATATATCGTATTTATTAAAACTTAATATTTTCAGTCATTATTTCTATACCTAATACTTCTTTAGCTAATAATTTAATATCAGAAATTTGGATTTTATAATTACTGATTTCTTTTTCTTCTTTTATTGTTTTACCTTGAACTTTACAAATAAGTTTTATAAGACGTTTTTTCTTTTCGTCATTAAATCGAGTCCAGGGCATGTCTTCAACCATAACCCCCCCACCACCTAAGGCTTCAATTACTAATAAAACTTCATTCCATTTATGAGGATTATTATTCCATGTAAAGTTTGCATTTTCCCACTGTATTGGTGTAGCCATAAAGTTTTAAATGAAAATAATTATATTATTCGTGTGATATTATTGTAAAATGTACTACTAAACTACCTCCACTAAATATTTCATTACCAGTACGGAAACGTAAATTGCCTTTATTGCCTGCATATGTGAATACAGGCTCTACTACAATAGTATCTGATATTTCATTACAATTTCCCATTATAGTAACACCAGTTCTTCCATCAAAAACATCACCTGTTAATGCAAAAACGTAGTCTGATATTGCATTTGCTTGTATTGGTCCTAAATTACTAAAATTAATTGTATATGAACCTCTACCATCTCCTAGGGCAATAGAGGTAGCTGATGATGCATCAACATTTGTTGTAGTTTCTACTAAAATTAATCCACTAAATTTTACAGCAGTACTAGTATTAACATTTTGATTCATATTACCAACATAACCCCATTGTGTTGAAGAAATAGTTGTTGAATTTATATTTTTTATTTGGCTAGCTTCGGCTGATGTTAAACCATCTATATGGTTTATTTCAGTTCCTGTAGCTGTTATAAGTGTATTACCTAATGTAAGGGAATTTCCTCTTATATTTCCACTTGCACTTATATTACCTGAGGCTGTTATGTTCGTTGATGCTATAAAGCTACTTGCAGTTACCCTAGTTGTTGCAGAAATTTGTCCATTAGTTTGAAAACGAGCATCATTATTTCCTAAACCATCTAAATTTCCAAAAGAATAACCTTGAACACCATTTAAATCCTTAATTTCAAGCTCATGGTCCCCAGCTATAAATAAAATTTCACCACTATTAGGTATTTTTGCTCTAAAATCCTGTAATTGAGTAAATCCACTTGCACTAAAACCCGAAGCTGATATGGATCCCTCAATAGATGCAGTACCTTGTAAACTTAAATTACCACTTGCACTTATATGTCCTGAAGCTGTTATAAAACCTCCTTTTGTAGAAAAAAATCCTGTTTCAATTTCTGATGTTATACTTGAACTTATATTACCTGAAGCTGTTATATTACCTGTTAGGTCTATATTTCCTGTATTATTTTCAGATAAATTTAAATTACTATCTATTAAATCTACATATTGTCCTTCTGTAGGTACATCACCTGTTTGAAAAAATGATTTTAATGTATCTCTTATTGTTCTTGCCATTTTATGCTATTTGATTATTATTTCCTATAATTTGATATCCTATTCCCCCATCTACTTGTTCTATATTTGCAGTTAATCGTCCTCTTACTTCTTCTCTTGTTCTAGGGGCATCAGGAGTATTAGTTACAAGTTCATTTCCAAAAACTATTTGAGACTTACTAAAAGTCTTTTGCATGTTTTCGCTTGAAAGTTTTTTATTTAAACTTTCGGGTAATAAATATCCCTGAATAGTTAAACCAAAACCAGTTTTTACAACTCTATTATCTCCTTGAGCTACTTCTGTTGTATTATTATAAGTATCTATTCTTGCATTAAAATGAAATCTTTCTTTATCTCCCCAATATGAATCTGAAGTGTAATTAATTGTTTCAATTAATTTATTCATTTGAGCTATAAAATCACACCATATAGTACAAGTATATTGTATTCTTACAAAGTCAGGTACTACTACTCTATATATTTCTCTTTGTGGTTTTCTACCTTGTAAAACTGAAAAATTATCATATATATTTCTTTTTGAATATTTTTCTTGAAAGGTATAAAAAATTTGAGGACTGTTTCCATCTAATTTATTACCAAGATCTCGTCTTTTTTCAATACTATCTCTTTTAAACATAATAAGAGGAGTTTGTATTTTACCCTCTTTATCCCTATAAAATCCATCTTTTTGAACTCCTTTCCATCTTTCAGGAGATCCATAAATTATAGGCACATTTGTTCTAC